TACACCATTGAGGCTAGGAGGGCCAAATGAAAGCCGAAGTGTATGACAACCCAATGTTGTCAATGAATGCTCGTTTCCTATATCTGTACTTCCTTCGTATAGGTCGAGTAGCCACAGTTGAAGAGCTAACAACAGCTCTTGCTGAAAGCGAATACGCAATCAAGAATGCAATGAAGGAACTAAAGAAGCTTGACTACATACGGGCAGTCAAGTATCAGGTCAATGGTCAGTGGCGGACTTTATTGAAGTTTTCGGACGAGTCCCTTAATGTTACCGTAAAAACCATGCTTGAGATTCAGGCACCGACAGACGAAATACCGACGGTCGGTAAAACGCCTGTTCTATCTGTCTGCAATACTAGTGATAAGTCTATTAGTGATATAGATAGCTTAGAAGTACTACGTACTTCTAATCTAGGAATTCATCCTGAATTCCAAGGAGATGAAATGAACTGGCCAATACTGGGCGATGAAACCCCCCGAAAAAAGACTGACGATGAAGTGGGCGTTGTTGGGAAGATCGATGATCAACAAAAGCGGATCAACTCAAAATACAAACCAACCCGTTTTGAGGACATCCCTCAAAGCAAGCATCGATCTAACCGGCCCGAAGAGGACTGGACAACAACCGACCTTGTTGCGGAGTTTTATTATCTTTATCGGGAGAAGTGCGGTAATGTTCCGGCTCAAGTCAATGGACAGCAGTTTACTGTTTGGATCAACCGTCAAGTTGGCGAAGGTACCCATCGCACTGTTATCCTAAAGGCTATTCGTAAATTCTTTAATGATCGTAGGTTGTTAAAGGATCCCGGTGTTGGAGAACCCTTATGGCGAAAGTTTATAAAGTTCTACTACACTGTGTACGGAACAGTTTCTAAGGATACGAAGCAAGAGAATCTCTCAAACCAAGAGAAGATGCTAAAGCTTCTAGAGGGGTAAGTTGTGTACAGCTTAGAAGAAATATCTCCACGTACTAGGGCGCAAATAAATGCTGCACAGTTTCCATTAAAAACTATTGGCAGAGAATTTGAAGATCTAGATTCTTATTACCCAAACAAAGAGCAAACATCTGTTGTAGAGATCGCTCATGATTGGATGCAAGAAGTTATTGATGGAGATGTTATTAGAGCTAAGGGTTCAGATACTTGTGGTCTTGGGCTGCTCTTGATTGGAGAGCCTGGCCACGGAAAAACAACTCTTGCATCTGTGATTGGTCAGACACTTATACGGTTATCTCCAAAAGAAGTTTGGGGACCTACAGATCAAGTAATAACCCGACCAGTTTTCTTTGCGGATTATCCAAAGCTTCTTCGTTTACAAAAACGTCAATGGTCGGATGAAGACGAAACAGAAAAGTCTCTCATAGATTGTATTTATGGTGAGGCTAAACCCGGAGACAATGTTCGTCTGCTTATACTTGATGATTTAGGTAAAGAATATAGAACTGCGTCTGGTTGGTCAGAAAACACATTTGATGCTTTACTGCGTGCAAGGTACAACGCTGGGTTACCTACGATTGTAACTACCAATACACCTATGGGTGAATGGGCAGATACATACGGAGATTCCATGGCGAGTTTCGCACACGAAGCGTTTGTTCCAATTGCAATAATATCTACTAGGGGGGACAGAAGAAGAAAATGAAAATGAAAGAGTTAAAGAACGTGCCCGCTTATGAATGGAAAACCATTCAGTTCTTTGTATCGTTGAATGGTATCTCTGAGGTACAGATATCTAACGATAATACTATGCGCTGCACTTGTGATGGTTACAAGTCTCGCAAAAAGTGTAAGCACATAGTCTTCTGTCTAAATGAAACTAATGACGATTTTGTATATCCAATAAAAATATCTGAGGCGACACCACAGGAATACATCGATCGAGCAAAAACATCCGCAGAGGAGTTTAGAAATCTACTCCTCAAATACGGGAGAATATTGGCTCTATAGACTATGAAGGGGGGCGATATCTCAAACGAAGTGCCGCAGAGAATTGCGGTTACTTTAGACTGCATTCTTGACAAAACACCGACATCAAAACGTGTGCTTGGAATTCCTGTCTTTTCTGAAGAGGTTTCTTATAACAGACAGGCTCTAGCTAGGTTCTGGAATTTTGCTCAAAAGTACGGCTACGTTATGGAGTTAGTTGGTTTTGGGTATACACGAAAAGAAATGAAAGAGATTATGGATGACCTAGATAATCTAGGAACAAATCCTTTTAACTATTCTGCGGCGTATAAGGTAATATCAGACTTTTCATCACAACTCCCATATAGACCAGAATTAAAACATGTGGTAGACATACCCACTCGCGGTCTTATGTACGGAAGTTGGTATCTAGAAATGGGGGCTCTCTAATGGCAGCAGATAATGAGATTCGCCTCCTGTCAAAAGCAATACGAGATAGGGATATATCTCCACTTTTAGATCGAGGCATTCAAGACGGTTGGTTTTACGTAGATGAAAATAGGGCTGTTTGGAAGTTCCTACGGGAGCATGTAGCCAAGTATTCCGAGGTACCCACAGCAACTACCGTAAAGGATAATTTTCCTAACTTTAGGCTTTTAAACGTAGAGGACTCCCTGGAGTACCTGGTAGATCAGCTCTCTGAGTTTCGTATCCGCCAAAAGACCATAGAGCTGGTTCAGACGGCCGGAACCCTTATTGCCGACGGAGATCATAGGGGAGCCCTTGAACAGGTCTCTATGGGCCTTGCAAAGCTCCAGGACGAGGGCGTAGGAAAGTCCTCAGACATAGACCTGACCAAAGAGCCTCTAAGTCGCTTTGACGAGTACTTGAATATTAAAACCCGCCCTAACGGGCTCCTTGGCATGTCCACAGGATTTAAGGGCATAGACGTTGCAACTGCCGGTTTACAGCCCCAACAGTTAGTGACAATTGTTGCTCCCCCTAAAACTGGTAAATCAGTGCTCTCAATGCAGATGGCAGTAAATATTCATGAAGATGGTTTTGTTCCTATGTTTCAGTCTTTTGAAATGACTAATCTTGAGCAACAGAGACGACATGACTCAATGAGGGCGCACATCTCTCATTCTCGTTTAATTCGTGGAGCTTTGAAACCAGAAGAAGAAGAGCGCTATAGACTGATGTTGGAACGCATGGAAAAAATGCACAACTTCTATTTAACGGATTCTGTCTCTGCCCTAACTTTAACTTCATTGTCTATAAAAATAGACAAGATTAGGCCTGATGCTGTTTTTGTTGACGGTGTTTATTTGATGGTTGACGAGATGACGGGTGAGTCAAATACCCCTATGGCGCTTACCAACATAACCCGCGGAATGAAGCGACTTGCACAAAAGCATAATGTTCCTATTGTCATGAGCACTCAAGCTCTTCGTCACAAAATGCGTGGAGGAAAAGTTACCTCTGACTCAATCGGTTATTCGTCTTCCTTTGTCCAAGACTCTGACATAGTTATGACTTTAGAGCGTCAGGACGAGGAAGACGATAGTTCAAGAGTTCTTAGAATAGATAAAAGCCGTAATAGCGCTCCTGCAGAGATAGAGCTTTTGTGGGACTGGGAGGAAGGAAAGTTCCAAGAGTATGGACAGTCCATTTAACGGAACTCAACTTTGTTCTAAAGTTGATGATCCTGAAATTTTCTTTCCAGAAGATTACTTAGATACTAAGCATCTTTCTATGGTAAGGGCTATTTGTAACGGGTGCCCAATAATTTCTGGATGTTTAGAGTATGCGATAAAGGATCCTTCTTTAGAGGGTATCTGGGCTGGAACAACTCCAAGACAGAGATTAAAGATTCGGTCTAGAAGGAGACAGTCCGCATGAGCTCTATACGACAGTTAAAGCCAGACTATACCGGCACGATGGAGTATGAAAACCAGGTAATGCATGAGTGCCCGGTATGTGAGTCCACTATTTGGAATATAAAAGCGCAGTTTGAAGATTATGAAATATCAATGTACTTTTTAGATATGGAATGCGCTAGTTGTGGGACGTATGCAAAGGCGCCTACTCCTTTAGATAGGCCAAATCTTGTTTAGTGACGGCATAGTAGAGGAGGCTGCAAGACGCCTTGGCATAGTTACTTGGGGTAGGGGCGATGAGCTTCGCTCTAACTGTCCTATGCATCGTAAGCGCACAGGAAAAGAAGATGATAATCCCTCTTGGTCAATAAACGCTGTGTCTGGAGCCCATCACTGTTTTTCTTGCGGGTATAAGGGCAACTTAATAACTCTTGTATGTGAAATAAAAGAGTTAGATTACGATGATGCACGATCTTGGATATATTCAAACCTTGATGTAGATCTAGAAGCCTTATCTAAACAGCTTGAGGAAATAAAAGATTCTTATATACCTCCTGCTCAGCTTGTTCCTATGAGTGAGGCAAGGCTTGCTGTCTTTTCTACTCCGCCAGACTGGGCATTAGAGGCTAGGGGTTTGACTGAAGATGCATGCAAAAAGTATGGTGTTTTGTGGAACACCAAGTCAAATGAGTGGATACTTCCAATACGTGAGCCAGATAGCAATAAGCTTTTAGGTTGGCAAGAAAAGGGGCAAGTAACAAGATCTTTTTTTAACCGTCCTGTTGGAGTTCCTAAATCAAAAACTATGTTTGGTCTTAACGCCTGGCAAGGGGGAACAATGATCGTTGTTGAGTCTCCTTTGGACGCTGTAAAACTAGAGAGCGTTGGAGTTTCTGGAGGGGTAGCAATATACGGCGCCTCGTACAGTTTTCAGCAAATAGATCTTATGAGAAGAGCTGATCGTTTAATCTTTGCGATAGATAATCCAGCCGTAGATCCTGCCGGTAAGAAGTCCTTCAATCAGTTTTTAGTTGACTCTAGAAAAAATGGGTTAGAGTTTCTTATGTTTAACTACTCAGATCAATCAAAAGATATTGGAGATATGCCCGCAGAAGCAATACGTTTAGGAGTAACAACCGCTACACATTGTGTGCTTTTAAAGGAATTAAAGTGACATTTACAGGAACTCTCCTTCCATATCAACCAGAGGCCGTAGACAAGATGTGCGATCGCGGCAAGGTTTTGGTTGCTTACGATTTAGGGCTAGGCAAGACAGTGTTGACTATAGCTGCGCTAGAGCGGTTGATGGACAACCGTTCCGTACGTGAGCCGGGTATAATCATCTGCTTGTCTAGCCTTAAATACCAATGGGCAGACCAAATAAGGAGATTTACAAGTGATACTTCAAACCCTTTGGTCATTGATGGAACGCCAAAGCAAAGAGCAGCTCAGTATGCCAAAGCGCTCGACTGGGCTAATTCAGGGATTGATTACATCATTCTCAATTACGAGCAGGTTGTTAACGACTGGGCTACCGTGTCCAAACTGCCAAGAGGATTTATCGTCTGTGACGAAGCAACAGCAATCAAATCCTTTAGATCAAAAAGATCAAAATACATAAAGAAGCTATCCAGTAACTATAAGTTTGCTCTAACAGGCACTCCCGTAGAGAACGGTAAGCCAGAAGAGCTATATTCAATAATGCAGTTTGTTGACCCAACTGTTTTAGGAAGATTTGATCTTTTTGATAAAACATTTATAGTTAGAAATCGTTTTGGTGGTGTTGAAAGATATAGAAATATAGACATCCTCAGTAAAACAATAAAAGACGCTGCAGTAAGAAAGCGTCAAGAAGATCCTGATGTATCCCCTTATCTTCCCGACGTTATTACAAAAGAACCAATACTTGTTCCTTTTTCTAAAGCTGCCAAAGAAATTTATACTAAGATAACTGATGACCTTTTACTAGATCTAGATGATGCTATGGAGTCCTTCGGTTCTTCATTTGACATATTTTCCCATTATGGTCAGGGAGATCAAGGCGGACCTATGGATGAACTCAGGGGAAGAATTATGTCAAAACTAACTGCCTTAAGAATGTGGTGTGATCATCCGGATCTGTTAATACATTCCGGCAAGATTTACAACCCTATGCAGGGAGTGGGGTCTAAATATGCGTTTGAGTGCATACAAGACGGTTTACTAGACGGTACTTGGAAGTCTCCAAAGCTTGAGATTTTAAAAAACTATGTAGACGAGTTCTTGTCTTTAGACGAAAGTAATAAAGTTGTTATATTTACTACCTACGTAAATATGGTTACTTTTATACAGCAGGCATTGCCGTATGAGTCTGTTATTTACACCGGCAAACTAAATGCAAAAGAGAAAGAGTTAGCAAAAACAAAGTTTCAAACTTCACCAGATTGTAGAGTTTTTATATCCTCTGACGCCGGTGGATATGGTATAGATCTTCCTCAAGCAAATCTATTAATTAACTATGATTTACCATGGAATGCCGGGTTAGCGGTTCAGAGAAATGGTAGAATTAAGCGTGCCTCAAGCTCTTGGAAGAGCGTAGTTATTCAGGACATACTGATGGACGGATCTATTGAGCAGAGGCAACATGAGCTCCTAATACAAAAAGCCGCAGTAGCAAGCGCTGTAGTAGACGGTGCAGGATTAGATGATCGAGGCGGAATAAAACTAACGGCTGGATCTCTGAGGGCTTTTTTAGTTAATGCTTCAACAATTATAGTTTAGGAGAGATAATGCCAAACTCACCAAAGACTCCTACCCGCACAATTCGGGTTTCCAACGAGCTGTGGGCTGCCGTTAAGGAGAGGGCTAAAATAGACGGGCGTACCGTCACAGACGTGATTATAGAGGCCCTAAAGAACTATATAAAGGACTAGGCTACCGGGTTGCACTTTGTCAGTGGGTGGGTATAAGCTATAGCAAAACTTACCTAGGAGGGTAATCATGGCAAAAGTTGCTACACCACCACGCAAACCGAGCTCTAATCCATTGATGGTTAAAGTTCGTGAATTTATTTCATATAAAAAGCAAATAGATAAACTATCTAAAGCGCAGGACGAGATTAAAAAAGATCTCATGCAAACCGTTGAAGAAATTGGAGAGGTCGATGATGCTGGTCATCAGTGGCTTCAACTTCCAGAAGAAGTAGACGGCTATGCTGCTCTACAGCGTCAGCGTCGTGTATCTCAAAAGCTTGATATGGATGCTGCTGAAGAGATCCTAAAGAAAAAGGGCCTATACGAAAAGTGCGTAACTATGGTTCCTATGATTGAAGAGGACGCTGTTATGGGCGCCCTATATCTTGGTGAACTTACTGAGGAAGAAGTAGATCAGATATTCCCAAAGACTATAACTTGGGCATTCGTTCCTAAGAAAGCTTAATATTTTATGCCTGATGTAATTGACAAAATGTTCGGAGAGGTGGGAGAGTTCTACCCCGGCTCTAAGAAAAAGAGACGTCCAAAGTCAGGCGAACAAAAAAAAGTAAATAACGAAAAAGAACTCTGGCAAGAAAAGCCTCAAGTAAAGAAACTTCCAAATGGAAAAGTAGTAGAGCTCTACAGCGTAGGCGCTTTATCTGTTGCATTAGGAAGACCTTTAGTTACTCTTCGTTTATGGGAGAGAAAGGGCTATATTCCCAGAGCTCCATACAGACTAAAATCTGTAGTTGTTGGCGATAAAAAGAGGCCAGGCAATCGCATGTATAGCCGTGCTATAATTGAGTCAACAATAAAGAGTTTTCAATCTCGGGGACTTCTCGAAGCCCCCAGGATTGATTGGAATCGCTTTCCTGATCTTTCAATAGAACTATTGGAGAACTGGACAGAGATTCACAAAAAAGAAACTACTAATGACCAATGATCAATGATCCTATGAAGAAAGGAACCACCCAAATGGGCGTTCAAGCAACAAACTCACTCCGCATCAAAAAAGATGCACCAAACGTAGATACTTATGTATCTGACATTCAAGAAGACGGCGTACTCGATGAGTCGCTGTTTGAAGAAGAAAATGAAGACGAAACTCCAGAGCGTTCGTCTGTAATTCAAACAGGATGGGCAGCAGCCCGTCGTTCTGACTCCGCTGACAAATCTTTCACACCAGACTTTAAGTTTGATGAGGATGTTCAGCTTGTTAAATTCCTATCATCTGAGCCAATGAGCTTCCTACAACACTGGGTACAACGCCCAGGTAAGAAGTCCTTTATTGGTTGGGAGAACGACCCACTATCTCGTGTAGGAAATAAGCCCGATCGTAAGTTTGCATTTACTGTTGTAAATCTTTCTGACGAAGAGCCAACTGTTCAACTAATGATTGCTGGAGTTCGTTTAGCTAAGCAGTTAGAGAAGTTGAATTCCGATAAGAGAACTGGCCCAATCGATCGTCCAGATATTTACTGGGCAGTAAGTAAGTCTGGTGTAGGCACCAAGACTATTTACCACATTGAGTCTGTAAAAGAGCGCGACCTTGCTCAAGACTTTGGTATTGATCCAGTCGCTGCAGGCAAGCTAATCTCAACACTTAAGCCCCTTGGACCTGAGGCTCTACGTGTATCAACCTCTGCTGAACTAGAGGAAATTGCAAAAGAAATTCTTGCAAGCTAGTTTAAAAATATTGCTGGGGGGAAGTGGTTCCCCTCCCCATAGGTAACTCCCCCCAGCATTCCAAAGAGAGGTTTATATGAACATTATTACGTCTAAAAAAGATTTAGATAATCTAGTTAAGTACTACTCTGACATGCCTGCATTTGCTTTTGACGTAGAAACTGTAGGAGATCATAGAGGAGATCCTAGAAGAAATACTATTACTTGGATATCTCTTGCTACTGATGGACGAGTAGATGTAATTCCTATGGGACACCCAAACGGTGAGTATCTTCGTACTGAGTACCCCTTACTTGCTTCCGGCTCTTTGCGTGTAGAAAAAGGCCTAGAACTTAGACCACAGGACTATAGTAAAGACGACAAGAAGGCTGTCCGTATATTTGGAGACCCTCCAACACAGCTTACCCCGGCAGAGGTTTTTTCTGCTCTTAAGCCTTTACTTAACAGCGATAAGGTAAAGGTTGGCCACAACTTAAAATTTGATTTACAGAGCGTGACTAAGTACATTAAAAACCTTCCTTTGACCCCATATTTCTGCACCTTAAATGCTGCCTTTATTTTGGATAACAGAAATAGAAATGCTTTAGGTCTTGATGATTGTTTGAAGAGGGAGTTTGGTTATGAGATGGTCAAGGGCGTCGGTAAAGAGGTAGAGAAGTACAGTTTTGAAGAGGTCGCTACTTATTCCGGTTTAGATGCTGAATGGACTTGGAAACTCTACAAGAAGTTTCATGAAGATCTAACTAAGGACGGGTTGATGGGGATATTTAGTCTTGAGATGGATGTTCTTGAGGTCATCTGTAGTATGGAGTTACGTGGGGCTGATATCGATGTTGCTCAGCTCGCAAACTTAAAGGTAGATATAGAAAAGCAACTAGAAGATACCAAGGGTCAGATCTACGCTTTAGCAAAGCGTCCTTTTAATATAAATTCTGTACCAGAAAAACAATCTTTGTTATTTACTCCAAAAAAGGATGGGGGAAGAGGCATACGACCAAAGGTCATGACTCCAGCAGGGCAGAGAAGAATTCAAGATGAGGGAAAAGAACCAACTGTTTACGATTTTTCTGTGGCTGAACCGGCTTTAGATCAGTTTAGGGGTAAAGACGAGTTAGTAGATGCTTTGCTTACATATTCAGACTTAAACAAGCTTATGACTACGTATGTAATGCCATACCTAGGTGGCGACATTACTCGCACTCTTGGTGGAAAGTCTAAAGTTATTGCAAAAGAAAGTTTGTTGTATAAGGGACGTATACATACCGACTTTGTTCAGTACGGAGCTGAGACCGGTCGTTTCTCGAGTAGAAACCCTAATCTACAAAATGTACCTGCTCCACACACGTTTAACGGAAAAGCTGTTCGTAACCTTTTTGTTGCTCCACCAGGTCATAAGTTAGTTGTAGCTGACTACTCTCAAATTGAGCCTCGAATAATTGCATCCTTTAGTCAGGATCGCATTATGTGTGAGGCATATAAAAAGGGAGAAGATATCTATACAACTATCGGAGACACCATGGGAGTAGATCGTAAGGCCGGAAAGGTTTTAGTTCTTTCTTTAGCCTATGGAGTAGGTCCGGATAAGATTGCTACAGAAATAGGGTGTTCACTCCCCGATGCAAAAAAGCTTCTTGACTCTTTTGCTGCCCGATTTCCTTCCGTCAGCAGGTATAAAAAGCTTGTCATATCTGAGAGCAGAAGAAAGTCTCCAGTTCCTTACGTAAGCACCATGCTACATAGGCGCCGGTATCTTCCAGATTTGAGATCAAAAGAGATGTGGAAGAGGGCTAGGGCTGAACGTCAGGCTTTTAATACCGTAATTCAAGGGTCTGCAGCAGACCTTATAAAGGTTGCTATGATACGGGCATTCCATATGATTCCAGATGAGGCAAGCCTAGTGTTAACTGTTCATGACGAGCTCGTAACCGTTACTCCTGACTATCTGGCGGAAGAAACGGCAGAGGCTATTAGATCTGCAATGGAAGGCATTACTGCTTTAAATGTTCCGGTAATTGCAGATATAACAATAGTTCAGAGATGGGGAGAGGCAAAATGAGTTGGTTTAGAAGAAAGAAACGTCGTAAGATAGAAACTCGTATTATAGATGTGCCACTACCTATACTCATTAGACAAAATGTCTATGACTCTGTATTTGATGATGTAGAGCTTATATCCAATCGTATGGGGTTACCCCCAATATCTGCTGAAGTTTCGGATATGGAAACAGATGCAAGCTTCAAGAGGATCTCTAGATTTTCTCCACTTTTGCCATTCATAGATGCCCACGCAGATATATCTGCTCGTGTATCCGCCACAGCTTATCTTTTAACCCTTAGTGATGGAGATGAAGATAAGGATCTTCTTGAGAAAGAACTAGAAGAAATAATTTCTTTATTTAAGCTAGTTTCTGTTTCAGCGTCTGTATCCTGCATATCCACTCTTTTAAATCTAGGGTTATTAGACACTGATGTGGTGCCAAAAGACGACGAAATTACTCTTGAAGAAATGTACTTGGAGGAAGAACAATGACAAACGCAGACTGGTATGCAAAAAAACTAAGCCAACAACCTCGGCCTTCTATGCCGCCAAGCGCTCCCCCTCAACCTCGTGTATACAGTCATACGCCTGGAAATCCAAATATTCCCGTAACTTATGATCAAAATAGCGATCAACTAGTCACTAAAGCACAAAGCGCAAGACAAGTTGACAGGTGTCCTGGATGTAATTCTGGAAATTATATGGCACCGACAGGTACTAATCTGAAGCGTTGCTATGACTGTGGATACCCACTAGTTCAGGCTGGAACAGGAGTTGGTGTTCCTACAGATGGTGCACCCGCAAGACCTGCTAAGCAACCTGCTGTAGGATCTGGATTTAACCCAAACGTAATCGTAGATAGGATCGGATGATGCCCGTGATAAGTGCAGACGTATTAAAAGTAGTTGCAAATCTAAACAAGAAGTTAGGACCTAATACTGTGGTTCCTGCAAGCACTGTTCAAATGCCAAAGAGAATAACATCAGGATCCTTAACTCTAGATGTAGTTCTTGGTGGCGGATGGCCAATGAATCACTGGGTAGAGATTGTTGGAGAGGCTTCTCATGGAAAAACTGCTATAGCACTTAAGACTATTGCAGCTAATCAAGCTTTAGATCCAAACTTTACTGTTATATGGATTGCTGCAGAACAGTTTGATTCTGGTTATGCAGAGATGTGTGGAGTTGACACAGAACGTGTCATTCTTGTAGAAACTAATAGCATGGAGGATGCATTCGATGCGGTTATTCAATTTTGCGAGAGTAAAGCGATTGATATGGTGGTCGTTGATTCTCTCCCTGCCCTGGTTCCTAGCGCAGAAGATGAAAAAACAATGGATGAATTTACTGTTGGACGAGGAGCCCTTATCACCAACAAGTTTTTCAGAAAAGTGGGAGGAGCAACAAAGCGAGACTTGGTAGAGGCCGAGCGCCCCATGCTTGGAATTATTATTAACCAGTACCGAATGAAGATCGGAGTAATGCATGGAGATCCGCGAACTACGCCGGGTGGACTTGGAAAAGATTACGCTTATTCAATCCGTTGTGAAGTCAAGAGAGACGAATGGCTTGAGGTCGGTACTGGGCAAGATAAGCGACGTGTTGGGCAAACTATTCGCGTAAGAACCATTAAAAACAAGACTTTCCCCCCTCAGCAGACTGCTTATCTTGACTTCTACTTCTCGGATGGAGGAGTTATTGATAAAGGAGGGTATGATAAGGGCAAGGAAATTGTGGCTTTGGCCCTACTCAACGGCATCGTTGAGCGAAGAGGTGGCTGGATGTACTACAAGGACCGCAAATGGCAAGGAGCTCAAGCATTGATTGACTCTCTTCGTGAAGAGATTGATCTTGCTCAAGAGATAAGCAAGGCTGTTCTTGACTCGCTACGTACTAGTCCTCTGATTGAAATGACTTCAGTGGATGAAGACTGAGGGACAAAAGCAGTCTAGAAAACATGAGAATAGACTAGCCAAACTAGTTGATGGTAAGCGTACAGCTGCGTCTGGAGCTTTTTGGTCACGGAAGGGTGACGTCCGAAACGATGATCTATTAATAGAGCATAAGTGGACGGGTAAAAAACAAGTAACCATAAAGTCCGAAGTTCTTAAGAAGATTACTAAGGAAGCAATACTAGACAGTCGAATGCCTGTCTTAGGTATTCACTTAGACGGGGAGAACTACGTGATATTGGGAGAGGAGGATTTCTTTGAATTACGTAATACTATCCGAGGTGAATAATTGGAAATTGACAATCAAGTCCCATGGGCTTGGCGCTATGAGGCAAAGTGTCGTGGCGAAGACACTGAACTCTTTTTTCCACCACGAGACAAGGAACTGTACAAGCCGATAGCAGATTCTGCTAAGGCTATCTGTTGGGGTAGGGATGGACGTCCAGAGTGTCCGGTGAGAAAAGAGTGTTTAAAAGAAGCTATAAAAAACGACGAGCTTCATGGAATTTTTGGTGGCATGAGTCACCGAGAAAGAAATGCGCTTAAAAGAAAATATACTAGACTGGGATACACTCTAGAGGAATGGTTAGATGAAAGGGAGCCTTAGTGAGAAAGTATGCGGTTACAAGTACGGAGTTAAAAAACTTCTTATCTGCGACTAAAAAAGATACTAGGTTGATGGGGGCCGTAGAACGTCACATACTCTCTAGACCCGCCGATCCACGTGATCGAAAGGTAATACATCCCTCTGAGTTTATAAAAGACGACTGGTGTAAGCGTGCTGCTTACTATGCTCTTAAGGGCCAGTATGTAGAGACTTCAGATAAGCCTACTCTTAGAAAACAATCTATCTTTGATGAGGGGCACGCAATCCACGCTAAGTGGCAAGGTTACCTTAGAGATATGGGTGTTTTATATGGCCTATGGTCTACCGGTTCTTGGGACCTTTCTGCCAATGTAAAAAAGAGCGCAAAGTATAAAGAAGTTCCCCTAAGAAGTGACCGTTACATGATTTCAGGTCATTCTGACGGCTGGATAAAGGGTTTAGGAGAAGACTTTCTTATAGAAATTAAATCAATAGGAACTGGGACTATTAGGATGGAGGCGCCCAGCTTACTTACCGGCGACATAGAGAGCTCTTGGAAAAACATACGAAATCCATTTCCTTCTCACATATTGCAGGGTCAGGTTTATCTACATCTTGCTCACCTTATGGTTGAGGAGGGTATCTTGGAGTCAGCACCAAACGAGATAGTCTTTATATATGAACTAAAAGCAAATCAAGATTACAAAGAATTTGCTGTAGCTTATTCTCCAGACTCCGTGGCGCACCTTTTTGATGCTGCACTTGACGTAGCCTGGGCTGTAGACAATAATCGTCCACCATCATGCTCTGTAGCTCCAAAGAGGGGTTACTGCAAAAAGTGTGAGCCATACAAGGAGGCAACTGATGTCACTAAGTAGGAAGGTTACAGAATCTCTTTTAGAGCTTGGCTTTACTTTATCTCCAAAGCCTAAGTATGAAATACCCGAGTTACCTAGAGATATAACAATGCTAGATGATGAGGGGTTGATGGATCTTTTTGTTCAGTTTACTCAATGGAATGATCATCTCTCCGGTATTAGAGCTGTTGCTGTGATTAATGAGAGAGAAGCAGAGCGTGCTTTAGATACACGAGAAGCTCAGCTAATGCTTGAGGCCTGGGCAGAGGGCAGCAAACAAACAGTTACTTTACAAAAAGCCGCGCTTGCAGCTAACCCAGAGATTGTCTCTTTAAAGGATGAGGTTGACACCAAGTATGCCTATAGAAAAATTATAGAGACTAGGGCTGAAACTGTGGAGCGCGATTCTCAGGTAGTATCCAGAGAGTTGACTCGTAGAACTTCAGAGATCTCTGGATTTAGGGCTAGAACAAGGAAATTTACAACATGATTATCGGGCTTACTGGATACGCAAGAACTGGAAAAGACACTGTTGCTTCGGTATTAGTAAAAGATTTTGGCTTTGAGAGGATTGCTTTTGCTGATCCTATTCGAGAATTGCTTTATGAACTTAATCCTAAAGTTAATGGGATATACCTCCGAGAGATGGTAGAAGAGCACGGTTGGGAAATAACTAAGAGTCAGATGGAAGTACGACGACTTTTGCAAGATTTAGGGATAGGTGCTCGTAAGGTTTTTGGCTCTACTTTTTGGGTAGAGAGGGCTATGTTTAAAATGTCTATAGATAAGAATTATGTGATAACTGATGTGCGGTTTAGAAATGAAGCCGACGCAATTCGTAGTCTTCCATCTAAAATCTGGAGAATTCAGCGAAGCGGGGTTGTTGCAATAAATGATCACGTTTCTGAACATGACATGGATTATTATAACGTGGACTATACGTTAATTAATGAGGGGCCAATAGAGTATCTGTCTATTCTTGTGCATGAGCAGATGGAGTTACTTGGTGTCAAGAAGTAATCCTAAAATAATTGACGGTGGATTATCTTTAGACGATCCTTGCGATAAATATGTGGGCATTGATCAGTCATATAGCGGATTTGCTATAACTGTTTTATCTGCAAAAGGTACATTTCATACTGAGGTGTTTGAGGCGCCAGGCCGTGGTGTAGACCGTCTATCTGCCATTCAGCTTTTTATTGGGGACTTATTGGGTGAAAGAACTACTAATGTAAAGGGTTCTGCCATGGAAGGATATGCCTACGGAGCACAGATGGCCCATATGGCTGGAGAGCTTGGTGGCTTAGTAAAGATAGAGTTAAAGTGCTGGCTTTATTACGAAGATAATGCAAAGTACCCCCTAATAATTCCACCCGCTATGTTAAAAAAGTACGTTACGGGTAAGGGACAAGGGGTAAAAAAGAATCAAATACTCCTTAGTGTGTATAAAAAATGGGGGGTAGAGTTTATGGATGACAACGCTGCCGACTCATATGCCCTGGCTAGAATAGCTGCCGGTATAGCTGATTTAGAGTATGAGAAAGAGATAATAACAAAGACTTTAGACCCCAAATATAGGGAAAAACCCTGATACTAGTTCCTGAGGGCTCACACTAATTCGATCCCAAAGGAATAAAAATTGACTACGGCACAAGAAGAAGAAAAGTTTTTACGCGTTGGGGCAGGTTCCAACGCTCAGTCAGTAGGCTCAGCAATTGCTCATGCCTTATACGAATCTCCACAGGTTAAGCTGCGAGCTGTTGGCGCATCAGCTGTAAATCAAGCTGTAAAAGCCATCGCTATAGCCAGCGGTTACGTAGCCCCACGGGGAATGAGGTTAGCCTGTATCCCAGGATTTACCACTGTTGACTCCAGAGACGGACAAATCTCTGCGATTGTCTTTACAATCTTTGTTAATTAAAGTACCCTTAAGGTGAGATCTCAACTCGAAAAGGAATAATTATGGCCAAATCATCAATTCCAAGCCCAGATGAGGCATTGGCAGGAATGGCAAACTCTGGACGTACCCCAATGGGCAAGTCTGGTGCAAGCTTTACCTCACCATCTGCATCACCTAAGGCCGGTAAGCTTGTGAAGAAAACGGGAAACGCTAAAGGCGCAACCGATCCATATGCTCAACCAGTAGGCATTAGAAAGAATGTGCCAGATACTCACGGCGCAAGCTACGGTATCCGAGCACGCTACATGCGTCAGACCTCTCCAGAAGCTGGGGCAACTCAGGCAAATGGACGAATGTTCAAGTCTGTAGTTAATAGGACAAACCCTAACTTTGAAGCGGGAAATAGCACGTCCTACTAAAAGTGTGTATAGTAAGGCCGGTGTGGGGAACTACCTCATACCGGCTTTATGTTTTACTGGGAGAAATATATGATCGGCAAAGCGTTTGCAGACTTTAAGCAACAGCAGGGACTAGATAAAAAGCGCTGTATAGTTGGTTCGTGGGTAGACTCTTTGAACGAAGAGGACAGAAAAGAAATTAACACAATATTTTTTGATGATGGAGTATCAACAGCAAAGCTTCTTTCTTTTCTAAAAACGATTAATATAGACTCGTTTAGTAATGAAGCTTTACGTAAACATAGAGTAGGCGGATGTTCATGTCAGACAGCATAAATATATCTGATGCAGTAAAAAGCTTTAAAGATGAACGAACAAACAAAGAAGCTTTAGGAATTATTGCTGATCTACTAGATAGAAATAATATTGATGTAGATGAAGTAGGTAAGATAACTAGAGTAAGTCTTTATCAAACAGCTGCTAAAGATGCTGATGGAGAAATCCAAACAAAAGACCTTGTAGGAATTCAGATTAGCCCTAAATGGGAGCAAGGACCTGAGTGGCCTGTAGTACAACCAGCTAAACCAGTAGTAATAAATTCTCCAAAGAAACCTAATAAAGCTCCAGCATTAATTGGTGGCTGGAAACAAGCGGTTATTCTTCCAGATCCACAAATTGGTTTTAGACAGTTTGATGACAAGTTAGATCCATTCCACGATGATGCGGCAATGAATGTAGCTTTACAAGTAACTGCAGCACTAGAGCATGAAAACGGTGTTGATCAAGTTGTAAATCTTGGTGATTTTTTAGATCTTCCTGCACAAGGAAAATATGAACAGGAAGCAGCGTTTGCATTCACTACACAGCAGGCTATAGATCGAGGACATCTATTCCTAGGAGAACAGCGAGCTGCTGCACCAAATGCAAAGATTGTTGTATTAGAAGGAAATCATGATCGTAGAATGCAAAAGTTTGTTCAAGCAAATGCATTAGCTGCTTTTGGTTTACGACGTGCAAATGTTCCAGATTCTTGGCCGGTAATGTCCTTGCCTTATCTTTTAAGGTTAGACGAATTAGATATTGAGTATATTGATGCCTATCCAGCCGGTATGTGGTGGATTAACGACAGCCTTAGAGCAATTCATGGAGACAAAGTAAACTCCGGTGGAAGCACTGCTATGAAGTACACAAATGAGATGCCACATATTTCCACAGTCTTTGG